GTAAGCCAACCGACCCAGGGCGTCGACAATCTGGTTCAAGGAGACTGGTCGAACACGCTCACCGCATCGCAGCAGGCTGGAATGCAGGTTCCCGGGTCGATGCCGAGCTCGTTCACGCAAACCGCCGGAGCGAGCACAGCGAACGGCGCGGCGCCGACATCGTCGGACATCAACTGGGAGTCGATCGATGTGCAGAACGGCGGGGCGCGGGTGACCGAAACGACCGGCTCTGGGAATACCATCAACCAGACCAACAATTTCGAGGAAATCCCGGAGTCGACCCCCGTGTTCCAGACGCAATCGCAGGCACAGAGCTATACCCAGGCGGTCAGCGCCGCAGCGGGGGACCCTCTCGCCGCGACGGCGATGTTCGGCGGGATGTAGGCCATGGGAGCCGACCTGACCCAACTCGCCGCCGACATGACGCGGCTGCGGACGGCGATGTCGCAGTCCCCGACCTTTGCCGGCGCGCGGCCAGAGACGACCCAATCCGTCCGCCAGGCGCTCCAGGTGTGCCTGAACGATCTCGGCGTTGCCATCACGGTCGACGAGCTCGTTCTCGGCACCTATCCCGATACGGTCGGCGGCGTCACCGCGGGCGTTTCGGGAGACCTCAACGCGCTCGTCTTCATGTCGTTTCTGACGTTTGCGAGCCAGGAGGTGGCGTTGGTCGATATGCGTTCGTTCCTAGAGCGGATGCAGGCAAATATCGATCTCGGGGGAACGACCTCTTCCGATACGACCGGTCTTTCTGGGCCTCAGAGCTAGATCATGCCTGTCCCGGGCCCCGCACCGATAAGGACGGTATATGTAGCCGGGGGCACCACCTTGTTTCGCGTCGCCCTCGATGAGCTCGGTGACGCGACCCAATGGGATCGGATCGCGAGCCTCAACAACCTCACGGATCCGTGGCTCATGAGTGGGCAGTACGCCCTCCTGATCCCGCCGCCGATCTCCTCTGCTCCGGTGAGAAGCGCGGGTGGGAACCAGTAACCAAGGTGTCTCGGGGACGCCGGGGGAGCTCCAATCGGCGGTGCGGTTTCCGCGCGGCCGCGTGACCGCGAATGGTCAGCAATTCAGCTTTGAGCGGTTCCAGGTGGTGCAGAACCACCACAATGCCGCCGCCACCTTCGACATCATGATCCCGCTCTTTGCCCCAAATCCGCAGGACTGGACCTGGTGGGCGCGGGAGACGGACATCGAGGTCGAGATCAGCGTCGGTTTTGCAGACCCGAAGAGCGGCCAGGTCGCCTCCTGGACGAGCCTGATCGTGGGGCCCGTCGAAGGCATTGCCATGGCTCCGCTCGCTTATGGCCCCCATTCGTCGCTCGCCATGCGCGCGCGGACCGAGATCGGCCGCGTCGGCATGCTGCCGCACGAGGACAGCCCGCCGCACCCGGAAGGGGCCGTCCTGCAGGTCCGGGGGCGGGATTACGCCGGTCAACTGATCGACTCGCAGGTCAATGCGCAGTATGAAGCCGGCACCTTGACTTCCTCCGACGTTGCACAGCAGATTGTCGGTCAAGTTCCACAACTGACACTCGACCTCTCCGCTGCAGGCGACGGCATCGGCGACCCGATCAATTCGCTTCAGGGGCGCACCATCCTGCATCGCTCGGCGTGGGACACGCTTTGCGCGCTCGCTGCTCACGAAGGATGCCGGGTCCGGGTGAAGGGCCGTACCGTCTACTTTACCCAGCTGCAGGCGTCGGACGCGAGCGGCGCCTATAAGATCTGGTACATCCCGGCGAAGGACGGGAAGGGGCCTTGGTCGAACTGCAAAACGCTCCGGATGGCGCGGGCGTTGTCTCTTGCCAAGGGGATCGACCAGTTCGTGCACAGCTATGACAGCGCCACGGGCCGCAAGGCCTCGCGCGCCGTCGCGAAAGTGCGAAGCTCGAGCCGGGCGTCGAGGAGCACCGAGGGCCAGGCAACCTCGTACCAGTCGTTCAGCCATAACATCCCGGGCATGACCCAAGAGCAGGTCATGAAGCACGCCACTAACCGGGCCGGCGAGTTGGCCAAGTTCGAGCGGGACATCGAATTCCAGGTGCCCGGCGATCCGAGTTTAACGGTGGACGGGACGATAACCCTGAGCGGCACCGGGACTGATTTCGACCAGAGTTACGACGTCGATCAGATCACGCACACCTACGAGATGGCGCGCGGCTACGACATGGAGGTCAGGGGTAAGAACATGTCGAAGGACGTGAACATCTCGACCGAGGATATCTCCTGATGGAGGTGTGGGACCGCATCGTGGAAACGATGCGCCGCATCGCCCGCCAGGAAGTCGAACGCGTGCTCCGGATGCAGCCGACGCCCCGCCTCGGCACGGCGCTCCAATATGACCCGAAGACGCACCGGGTTCGGTACATGGCGCAGCCGGACGGCGTGACGCCGAATTGGGCCCCTCTTTCGACCCCCTGGGCCGGCCCCGGATGGGGGTTCGTCGCCCCGATGCTCACGGGCCAGGACATCGGCGAGCAGGTGAAGATCGGCTATCCCGAATACGGCGCGAACGAAGGCGTCGTCCTGGGGCGCCTCTTCGACGAGCGCAACCCGCCGCCGAGCGCCGCGGCCAACGCCGAGGCCGGCGAGGCCTATCTGGTCGGCAAGACCGGCTCGCTCTTTGCGATCACCAATGACGGGAAGGTCCAGCAGATCGCGAGCGGCATCCTCTTCCTGAATGGAACCGCTGTTCAACTCGGCGGGTCCGGCGGCCCAGCGGTCGCGCGCGTCGGCGATACCGTCACCTGCCCGGCCGGAACCGGCCACATCACAACCGGCAGCGGAAAAGTCACCTGCGCATAAAGGGGGCCGCATGGCGGACCTGAGTATCGGCACCACCGGGTGGTCGAGCGATCTTGTGTTGACCCCATCGGGCGACATCCAGACGGTCGACGGCAGCGCGCTCGGCGTTCAGCGGGTGGTGCGGCGCCTGTTCACGACGCCCGGAGCGCTTCTATTCCACCCGACCTACGGGGGCGGCCTGCTGGCGAAGATTGGGCGCGCGATCGCGGCGCGTACGGTGCTGGGGGTCGTGCGGGCCCAGATGTACCAGGAGGCGGTCGTCGCGCAGGACCCGCCGCCGCAGATCAGCGTCGACGAGATACCGCCCGGGTCGGGCCGGCAGATCATCAGCATCTCCTATCAGGACGCGCAGACCGGAGGGCCGATGCTGATCCAGTTCGACCCGAGCGTCGCGCCGCCGGTGGGCTAGATGGCCACCCTTTCGACGAAGAGCTTCCAGCAGATAGTTCAGTCGTGGGCGGCCGCCGCGCAGGCGGCGTGCGCTACCGTGCTGGACTTCAGCACCGGAAGCGTCAGCCTGGCGTTCGCCGAAGGTGGCGCGACGCTTGGGCTGTGGCTCCAGAAATTGGCGCTTCAGGTCCTCGGGCTCACCCGTTTCGCCACGAGCACCGGTTCCGACGCCGATAGCTGGGGTGCCGACTTTGACTTCGCCCGCCTCCCGGCCGTTGCCGCGACTGGCTCCCTTACCTTCTCTCGGTCCGACACCACGTACCAGGCTGTCGTGCCGGTTGGCTCGCAGGTCCAGACGTCGGACGGGACGCAGAGTTTCCTCGTCACCGCGGACGCGTCGAACCCAGCCTTCAATGCGACGCTGAACGGCTATGTGGTCCCGGCGGGCTCCCCAAGCGTCACCGTGGTGGCCCAGGCGGTGACGGCCGGCCCGGACGGAAACGTCGGCGCCAGCACGATATCGGTGATCGTTTCGCCGATCACCTATGTCGACGCGGTCAACAACTCCGCCGCCTTTGCAAACGGCATCAAGGCCGAGAGAGACAGCGACTACAAGGCGCGGTTCCCGATCTTTCTCGCCGGACTCGCCAGCGCCGACATGGCCGCGATCGAGTCGGCGATCCTGAGCGTCCAGCAGGGGCTCAGCTACCTCATCATCGAGAACTACGATTATCCGGCGGCCGGGTATCCAAGCGGCCCGACGAACCTGGATAATGGGTCGTTCTTCGTTGTGATCAACGACGGGTCCGGAGCGCCCCCGAGCACGCTGCTGACGCAGGTGTCGCACTCGGTGATGACGAAGCGCGCGGTCGGCGTGAGGTTCCAGGGTGCCTATGCACCTACGCCTGTTACCGCGAACGTCAGCATGACGATCACCACGGACAGCAACTACACGCATGGCGTCGTGGTTCAGCAGGTTGAGGCGGCGATCGGCGCCTTCATCGCGGCCCTCCCCCTCGGATCCCCTGCGCTTCCGATTACGCGGCTCGCGCAGGTGGCGTATGACGCGTCGCCCGGCGTGATCAATGTCAGCGGCATCCAGATCAACAGCAGCGGCAGTGATCTTGCTCTTTCGATTATCGAAACGGCCGTGCCCGGTTCGATCACCGTCGCGTAACGAGGCATCATGGCTACCGGAGACCAGCTTGACATCCTGAAAAGGGTCAAGGCGATCCTCCCGCGCGGTTGGTTTCCCGAGTCCGGCGCCAACACGGGAACCGCCAGTAGCCTCACGCCGGTGCTCGACGCGATCCTGTCGGGGCTCGCCGCGGTAGGTGCGTGGGGCTACCAGCTTCTCCAGTTCGCAAAGGCGCAGACGCGGCGCTCCACCTCGACCGGGGGCTGGATCGACATTTCCGCGACCGACTTGTTCGGCAGCAAGTTGCCTCGCCGCGCCGGCGAGAGAGACGCCGATTACATCGCCAGGATCAAGGCCAATCTCTTTCTCCCCGCCAACACCAAGGCGGCGGTACAGGCACGGATCAGCGCCGTCTCCGGCAGTTCCGCCTGGGTCATCGAACCCTTCCAGCCCAGCGATAACTTCGTCTGGGGCCGCAGCTTCTGGGGTGTCGACAACGCTCTTAATCCTGGACACTGGGCGAACGGCAATCAGCGCGACGCCGTGCTGATCCAGTGCGCGCTGCCGCCGCTCGCCGGGGCGGGCGACCCTCGGATGGGATGGGGCAACTTCTTCTGGGGCAATGGGCCGACCAACGCCGTCGCCCTGGGGTCGTGGTGGCGCGGGAATTACCCCGGCGCGACCGCGGCGCAGCAGGTCTATGACGCGATCAATGCGGTGCGGGCGGTCGGCATCCGCGTCTTCGTGAAATTCGTCAGTCCGGCTCAACTCCCGACACTGATCGTGAGCGACGACGGCTCGTACATCCTCGACGACTCGGGTCGCAAGATCTCGACCTGATCGTCTCCGCGAGAAAACGGAGAAATTATGGACCGTCCGATCATATACGATCAGGCGCAGGGTCGTGATTACGACGTCCTGCATGGCTGGCGCGAGGCGCTGAGAGGCCTCGGCCAGGCCGTCGGCGACCTGCTTGGATCGACGGCGACGGCCGTGGCCGGACTGGCGATCACGCCGACCTCTCCCGCGAGCCTCACGCTGAACATCGCGGCTGGCGACATCTACCAGCAGACCGCGGTCGACTCGAGCGCGTATGGCGAGATCGGGACCGATGCCACCCAGACGATGCAGCAAGGCTTCGCGCCGGCGCAGCAGGTGACGCTTTCGACGTCTGGACTCAGCGCCGGCCAAAGTCGCTACGCGCTGATCCAGGCGACCTTCAGCCAGACCGACGAAATCCCGAGCGACGATCCGAACCAGGGCATCGAGCCCTATCTCAACGCCAGCGATCCATCGGGGCCGCCGTGGAGCGGGCCGAACAACAGCGGGCAGGCACAGAATACCCGCCGGCTTGGCGTCTGCAGCATCAACATCATCTACGGCTCCGTCGCGACGTCTGGGAGCGAGTTGCCGCCTAACCCGAGCTCGGGATATGTGCCCCTGGCCCTGGTCGACCTCGCCTTCGGTCAAACCGGCGTCACGCTGAGCCAGATCCTCCCCGCCGGTCCGAGCGCGGGCACGAATGTGCCCGGCAACTACCCGTCGGTGCCGAACATTGGTGGCCTTGTCCAGCGGCCGATCCGCCTTCTCTACAACGGCAATCCGAACGGCAACCTCGGCGGCATCGCGGCATCGGCCGCGAACCTTGCGACCGAGTGTTGGGACTACACCAACAACGCGCTTTATGTCTGCACGACCTCTGGCCCGGCCTCGGTGGCCACGTGGAAACCGCTGGTCGGGAACGTCCAGAATTACTATGCGGCGGATGCAGGTTCGGGCAATTCTATCCAGATCACCCTGAGCCCGGCGCCGACGAGTCTCGCTGCCCTGCGGGGCGCCTCGATCGTCATCAAAAAGTCGGCCAGCGCCACGACCGGCGCAGCAACTATCGCGATCAATTCGCTCTCGCCCGTGTCGCTGCTGCTGCCGAACGGCCTCGCCCTCGAGGATGGCGAAATCCAGGCCAACCAGATGTTCACCGTCACCACTGACGGAACGAGCGTCTTTCTGCAGAGCCCGAATACCTTTTCGCCGCGGGTGTTGTCGGGCAGCGGTTCGCCGCAGGGCGTGCAAGCCGGTACCGCCGGATCGACCAGCAACGCGGCCGACCTCTACATCGATTACGCCAACAACGCGCTTTACATCTGCACCAGCACCGGCAACGCGGCTTCGGCGGTGTGGGCTCTTTCTGCGCGGCCGCAGATCAATCAGCAGGTATTCACGAGCTCAGGCACCTTCACGGTGCCCGCTGAAGAGGTCGAATATGAGATCTGGGGCGGCGGTGGCGGCGCGGGCGGCACTCTAGGCGCTGGCTCTGCCAGTTCGTCAGGGGCGGGAGGGGAATACCGCTACGGGATGGCGACCGGTCTGACGATCGGCGGAACGGTCGCTGTCACGGTCGGCACCGGCGGTGCAGGCGGAGACGGGACGCCCCACAACGGCACCGCCGGCGGGACTTCGTCATTTGGATCATTCTGCAGCGCGATGGGAGGAGGTGGCGGCTTCGGGGCCAACGGTGCCATCCAGACAAGCGCCCCCGCTGGAGGTGCCGGCGGTTCTGGCGGCTCGCTGACCTACCCCGGCCTGGGCGGCGGGTTTGGCTTCGTTGTCGGCTCTGCCCTATCGGCGGCGATCGGCGGCGCGGCCTTCAAATCCCCCGCCCCCTCTCCCCAGGTCAACACCATCCCGACCGCTGGCAGCGCAGGAACTTACCCTGGCGCGGGTGGTAACGGCAGCACCAACGGAGCCTCCGGTGGCAACGGGGCGAATGGCCTCGTCATCCTCCGCTGGGTGACGCCGAAGTAGGGGTCTCGCGAATGAACGCATTGGCGCGCGGCCTTCTGATCTTTGCGCTCGCCTGCCTTTCGTTCCCAGCCGTTTCGCACGCCCAAAGCGATACGATCAAGTTCTCGCTGATGGTCACCACTGCTCCGAAGGCGACCCCCTGCGGGAGCACGGACTGGGTCCCGGTAATCCAGGGAAACCAGACGAAGCGGATCGGCTGCACCGCCATCGGAGGCATCCAACTCACCACGATGCGTATGAGTTCCGGCACGGCCTCGGCCGTTTCCGTGGGGCAGTTTCTCTATCTGAGCAGCCTGACAAACGCGCCAAAATCGATCACGCCCCAAGCGTGCACCTCCGCCATCGACGGCCAATACTTCGGTGTCGGCGATGAAGCCGGGACGGCCGCGTCCTATGCGATCACGGTGACGCCCGCGTCAGGACTTATCGACGGCCAGTCAAACGTCACCCTGGCGGCCAATCGTGCTGCCGGTTTGTGGCGGTGTGCTGGCGACACCGGAGACTGGTTCCGCATCTCCAACACGACGATCTCCGCCTTCGATGTCGAGTCCGCGCTCGGGTTTACTCCGCCGAATCCGGCCAACCATCTGTCCGAATATTCTGGGGCGAACGCCGCGGCATCGCGAGCGAACCTTGGGCTCGGCGCCGCCGCGACGCGCGGTGTCGGGGTGGGGCTGAACTCTTCTGGCGGCAATATCAACATCGCGAACACAACCGTCACGCCGGGAACATACGGATCTGCAACCCAGGCGCCGGTGCTGACCATCAACGCACAAGGTCAGATTATCGGCGCTTCGGCGTCGACGGTGACCCCGTTTTGGAGCTCGATCGTCAACACCCCAACGACGGTCGCCGGCTATGGGATCACCGACGCCCTGGTCAAGAGCAACAACCTCTCCGACGTGACCAGCGCCTCGATCTCGCGAGCGAATCTGGGGGCGGCGAAGTCGGGCGCCAACTCCGATATCACCTCTCTTTCCGGGCTTACTACCCCGCTTTCGGTGCCGCAGGGAGGCACGGGCCAGTTGAGCCTCACGGCCAATGCGTTCCTGACCGGCAACGGGACCGCCGGCATCAACCAGGTGCCGATCACCGGCCTCGTCCTCGGCAACGGCGTCTCTGCTCCCACGGCCTACGGCGGAACGTCGAGCGCCGGTAACGTCCTGACCGCACTCTCCGCGTCGGGCGCCGGCAGCTTCATGCCCTTCGGCCAGACCGGGCTCAGCACGCTGGTGGAGACCACCCCCGGGGGGCTTCTCAATTCGGGGGTGATCCCGTTCGGCACCGCGACCAACCAGGTCGCCGAGGGCGGGCTGATCGCGGCCGGCGGTCCGCTCGGAACCGGAACTTCGGTTCCGGTCATCACCTACAACGCGGCGGGCCAGCTGACCGCCGCGACGACGACGACCATCACCCATGCCTCGCTCGACCTGCCCCTCGCCGGTGGCACGATGTCGGGTAGCATCGCGATGGGTGGCAACAACATCACCGGCGCGGGGACAGTCTCGGCGACGACCCTGACCGGCACGCTCTCCACCGCGTCGCAGCCCAACGTCACCGGCCTCGGGACGGTCACGGTGGGGACGTGGTCGTCGGCCATCTCGGGCGCGACGCTGACCGGCGGCGTGAACCTGAGCGGGCAGACGCTCTCGGGGAACGGAACGCTCAGCGGTGTCGACACATTCACCGGCACCGCCGCGTTCACCGGGAATTTCCTCGAACCGCTGACGCAGGTCTCGACCGGCGGCACGATCGCGGCCCTGGTGACGCAGATCACCTCGCTCAGCGGAAACGCGACGTTCACCTTTCCGGCGTCGCCGCAGAACGGTGCGGTGCTCACCATCATCAACAACGCCGGCATCACCTACCTCGCGACGATCGTCCCCAACACGGGACAGTCGCTGCGGCTGCAGAACGGCACGGCCTCCACCTTCGTCCTCCCGCCCGGCTCGGTGACCTTCGAGTGGGTATCGGCTAGCTCCTACTGGGTCCAGATATGATCGGCTCGTTTTTCGCTTTCCTCGGCGACCTCTGGTCGCACACGACCCTCGCGGCGATCGCGAACAACGTCACGAACCCGTATCTGGGGCCGATCTTCCTGGTCGGCCTGATCCTGGCGTTCGTGACGTACCGCGTCCTCCGCCGCTCGGTGCGTGCCCGCGGGGTCGCCCGGCTGGGGCTCCTCACCGGGGCGGTGTTCCTGGGGACCTCCTCCCTGATGGCGATCGCCGACGGATCGATGCTCGGCCTGCCCTGGGCCCCGACCGACGCCATGATGGCGGGGTATCCGTCCACCCAGTATCTCGCGGTGCGACGCCTCGGCGTGGTCAACCCGGGGGACGCGGCCGGCGTCGATTATACCTCGAGCGGCAGCAACTGCGCGGCGAACGGTCGCCCCGCCGATCACGGCTGGTGCACGCCCGCGTCCGACGGCGGCGCCTGGGTGATGCGGCCGGGTCCCGGGCCGATCGACATCCTCGAGTGGCCGATCGACGGAGTCGTTGCCTCGGGCTCCGTCGATATCATGCCATACATCGTCGCCTCGTGGTCGGCGAACACCCAGCATCGCATCCGCATCCCCGCCGGCGTCTGGCCCGTCCGAAGCCAGAACACGTTCGCCCTCGGAGGGCCCTCAGGCCTGCCGATGCTCTGCCTCGTCGGCGAGCCGCCCTCGTGGCACGGAGACAGCTCGTCGCCGCCGACGGCCGCCTACCAGACGGGGACGTGGCTGCACTGGGAGGCAGCCAACGACAAGATGGGGTCGCCGTTCGCCATCCAGGGCACGGCGCCGGCGGTCAACACCTACGGCGACATCTTCTACGCCACGGGGTGCGGCTTCAAGGACATCGGCTTCGAGAACGACCAGCCGGCCCCCAGCGCGACCTACCCGACAGCGTACACGCCCGATCTCGACTACGCTCCGTGGTTCAACCTCTACAATTTCTACGACATAAACTTCGACGGCGTGTTCGCCCTGAACGCCACGCGCTTCATCAACGCTGTCCTCGTCGGCCGCCTCGACGTCGGGGCCGACGGCATCCGGGGGCAGGCGCTCGGTGAGGGCTGGATCACGGTCCAGCAGATGTACGACATCGGCCGGCAGAACTACATCAACAGTTGGCCTTACTGGACCGATAACCGGAACGTGGAGGTCTACCAGCGGTCGATCGACCCGGTCATCACCACGAGCGGGATGGACATCGGGACGCTGTTCGACATCGACTACCGCCGGAGCTTCTATACGACGGCCTTCGCCACCGGCACATTCTCGGCAACCCAGAGCGGGACGCTCCTGACGGTCACGGGGTCTCCGACGACGTCGCTGCGCACCGGCATGTACTTCACCGGAGCGGGAGAGCCGGGCGGCCAGACGATCCTCTACCAGGTCAGCGGGACG